ATCTATCTATCTCATCCCCGTGTGGTTCGCTGTGGGTTACCTGTGGGTTATGGATGGGTTTCATTTGGGTTACCGTTGGGTTACCGTTGGGTTTCATTTGGGTTATTTTCACAACTTGAAATTGAATGGTTTCTTGCCCTCTTTTTCAGTTGCTTTTGGCCTTCCGCCCTTTTGCCCGTTTGAGTAATTACTGATTATCTTTTTGTTTTGGTTCTCCCAATCATGCATGATCAGCGTCTTGCCATCACGCCTCGCATACCCGCTTTCGATTAGTGCCTTCTCAAACTCCTTCGGGTCACCCTGCCAATCTGCAATCGCCGCAATGATTTCAACTGGCTTTTCAAGACGCTCAGAGCGTCGAAACTGACATTGCCCCCACAACTTTAGGAGGCTAAAAACTCCGGCGTGACCTGCGAGCCTGATCAAGATTTTGGTCTTGTAATGGTCGCAAAAGTCTGGTGAGAGGATCATTTTTTTGTCTTTAGTAGGTATCCATCCAGTGCGATTTGAGCTTGAACTGAATCGAAGTCGAAAGCTCCGCTCAACAGCTCAACCCATTGACCGTGAATCAATGCCTCATAATCAAACTTACAGACCCCATCGTCGTAGTTCGGCCATGAGCGCATTACATATCCTTTCCACTGCCATTTTGGGTCATTCATTTTTTACGATTTCCAACATCTTTATTTCGTTCGATGTAGCTTTCAATTTTTCCAAGGTGGTAAAAGGCTAACGCCCTCCCATCCTCCGTGTCATCGTAAGTGTGCTGGTGCACAGGCAAAGGTTCATCCTTTTGAAGTCGCAACCCTATCGGGCATTCGTTCATACAAATAACAAGTCGGATTGAGAGGACGTTAGAAATCATTCAGAACGGAATCTCGTCAGCTTCTTCAAGGGATGGAGCCGCAGGTTTCGCTTGTGGTTTAGGTTGTGTTTTTGTTGCTGTCACTTGTCTATTGCCCGACAACCACGCCTTCTTTTCATCCCCGAAGAACCAACGCTCAATTTTGTTAAATCGATGGTCAGGGTTTTCTGCTCCTGCTTCTTCTCCGATCTGGCAAACCCCTTTTTTACCGATCAATTGCTCCGGTTCAACATCGATGTCTTCGCCAGCAACAATTGCGATTTCAACTGCTGCCAGAACCTGATCGATCTTCCATGCTGCTTTTTCCGTGAATGTGAGGTGTTCCCAAATTTCCGGCCCATCATTGCCATCTGGCATGATAATAGTGCAGGTAAGTTTGATCATCTGGTTCCCACTTCGCGTAGATACCTTCTCAATCGCTTTCCTGATTTCAACCTCGTAGACACCTGGATCGACGAAGTAGATTGCTGCTTTTTTGGGTTCGTTTGCTTTGTATGTAGGCATTTTATTTTCTTTCTATTTTAGTTTCTGTTTTTGTTTGGTCTGCGTTTTTTAGGATGCGCAGCCCCCTTTTGCCCCTGCCCTCGGTTGCCGAGGGCGAGGAAATTATTTACTTTTTACTTGGCGCAAGGTTTCAATTTCTGCTCCTGATTTGATAGTTTCAAAATCTGGCTGAACACCGTTGTTTGCGCAGAGTTCAAAGTATTTTTTGTCGCTCATCTTCCCGCCCATAGCAAGGATGATTGTTTCAATTGACGTATTCCTTGAAGCGTCTGCAATCGCTGGCGTCTCGACAAACTTCCTTCCGCTTCCGGTTGTCAGTTTCCAGCCGGCAATCTCCGCCCCTGATTTGAGGCGTGCTTTCATTTCATCAATCACAGGTTCAGCAATCTCTTTCTCTGCCAGCTTCCAGTTGCGAACAAAGTCACCCATTGAGTCGTTGTTTGAGAGGATCAAATCCTTGATTTGCGTCAAGGATCGCCCTCCTTCCGCAGGGATCAAGGCAATAGCAGACTCCGCTTGCGCAACGATCTTGTTACAAGTCGTATAATGCTTGCACCACGAACAATACTCGCACGGAGTCGGCTCCGCGTATTTACTGGTTGCCTTCTCCAGGACATTTAGAACAATACGCTCCGCTTCGTCGTAGGTGAAGTCGTATGACCTGACGCACTCTTGATCCACATAAATTACGTGCGCTGTGTAGGACTTTTCAAACTCATCGTTCATACAGGCTAAACAATAGCACGCCAATTGCTCGCGGTAATTTCTGACCTGTCCCGTTTTGATATCTGCGACCCAACTCAGGCTACGACACAAACCATCGGATGTTCCCATTTTCCCCATATGTGGAACTGCCATTCCAAGATACTCCTCGCGTGTCTCGATGTATTCGCCCTTGGCAAGCTCTTTCAGCTTGGTTTCTCCCCAAGTGGCGACATACGCATCTTCAACGGATAGTTTGATCGAAGGCTCGATTCCAGCAATCAATTCTCGGATGACAATATCTATTGATGTTCCTCTCGACGCTGCCGTGCTTGTTCCTCCCGCCCCTTCAAACAAGGGGCAGGATGCCAGTTTTGGCAATATGGATGGACTAATCTCTTTCATTTCGCCTCCTGATCTACAATGAATTCAATGTCCGCCAACAGATATTCTGCATCAGCAATGACATAAAATGGGTGTTTTCTTGGGCATCCTAATTCCCTCCAATTGTCAAAACCAGATTCATAAGATTTTAGTCTGGGTTCTGTAACAAAATGGCCAATAGCATATTCTTCGTGAGTTGCGATTTCAGTATAATGGCTACCTGAGAGCAGCCCCGCCACAAGTTGAACGAGCAGCTGTTTTCGTTCCGTGATTTCTATGGTTGATCGTTTCATTTTGCCTCCTCGGTTAGAGCGTGAAATGCCGCCACGGTCGCCAAGAACTTAGGCACATCCTGGCGGATGCGTTCGAGCACTCGATCAGATGCCTCTGTCCAATCCTCCTCGGCTTTAATCTGATCCTTGGCTCGCAGGAATGTTGTTGCCGCCTCGCCGTGTTTTGAGACCTCGATTGTCCAATCCTCGGTTGCTACGGATGGCAGAGCTTTTGCCGGTGCCGGTGCTGCCTTCGCGATCGTGAACAGGTGTGATACGCTGGCCCAATCCAACGGCAACTCTTCAGCTAATCCGCTTCGCGTCTTCGCATCGTATGCTGCGGAATGAGTCGTGAGCATGATTCTTTCTTTCCCGCCCATCCCTTTGCTCTTGCCGCCCTCTGACTGCATAACCTTCGTCTTGAATTTCAAAAACCAAAGCTCGTCTGCCCATTCCTTAACGAGCGGCGACGATTGCTTTGAGAGTTTGAGTTCGTAGCGGTCGTATGCGCTCATCAGGTCTGGCGGTTCCACCCGTTGAACCTTGCTGTGAGCGATAAGCACAACATTGATGTTGAGGCCGATCAAGTCGTCAAATGCTGTAAGCAAACGAGACATTTTCTCGGCAACCATAACCCAGCCTTTTCCGTATCCCCAATCTTCAATGGATGTTTTCTTATGTTGGGCAAGCAATCCTTCAACGACGAGTCGTTCCGTCCAATCGATCGAATCAATAACGATCGTCTCATAGCTCAACTTCTTGGCCTCACTCAATGCCGAAGTCAAAGCATCGGACGAATTAATCTCCACGCGATCAACATCGAGATGCGCCGTTCCACCTTCCACATCCAAAAACAAAGGTTTCGGGAAGTTAGCCGCGAATGTGGATTTGCCTACGCTCTCCACGCCATAAAGCACAACACGTTGCGCCCGTTTTTGTTTTCCTGTTACTATTTTCATTTTATTTTCTATTGTTGGCAGTATATACGGCAACTGCTAATGCCGCCCACGAATGTGAGGAAATTCCATAGGTCGGACCCTTGTCCTTCTTCGTTCCTTGCGTGCCGAGAAGATCAATCAATGCCTGGCGCACGTTCCCGTCCTTTGCTCGCATGGATCCGCACAGGTGCATCTTAATATCTTTCCTGTAAACCAACCTTGTCTCTGTTCGGGCAACCTCGATGAACCGCCCGATCCAAAGACAGGTCTCAAATGTGCTCGCCCCGACTGGCATTCCGTAAGATGCGATCATTTCCAGAGCGACTAAATCATATTCCCTCCCAATTAGGATTTGCCGCATCTCTGGATTTGGCAAGATTCCGTGATCGATAATCAGGTTTTTGCTTTCATCGTATTGGACGAAGGCTGATTTAGTCGTGCCGGAATCGATCGCTAAAATCATACAAGAGCCTTCCTGCGAAGTTTTCCAGTAGGCAAGGCGAGGGCTTCACAAATGTCCTTGAATCCCTCACTCTGGATGAAGTGGATTGCGTCCTGCTGAAAATTCTCGTTCATATTTTTAGTGTGCTGCCGCATATATTTATCAGGTATAAGTTGGGCATCTAAGATTGCCCGATGAACCATGGCGCACAAAACCTCCCGTGTGAACAGAAGCTCACTTTCTATTTGTGTGTTCATTTTTTAGCGGGGTATAGGTTGATTTGAATTTTGGTTCTGCGTTTCTCTTTGCGCTTGCCTTCCAAAGTCGGATGTAAACTTCCGGAGGCAGGCAGGTCGCTGAGGTTTTTTCGATGGCACTCATTTTCTGTAAATTTGAAATGCTGCGATTGTCAGGAGTAAGGGAATCCCGATTTTTGCAATCCCCTCAAAGAACCAAGAAATCATTTGGCAGTCGGTTGGATTCATATTATCTTTTTTGTTCTTGGAGTGAAATTAGGTGCTGGAATAAATACGTCTCAACTTTTCTAAGTGCGTACCATATTTCTTGGCGTTGATTCCTCGCCGTTGGAAAAGTATCGCCCTCT